CCGGAGCTGGAGGCTTTCCGCGTGTTCCCGAAGAATCCGCAGCGAGGATGGGCGTAAATCATGCCAAGCAAGTCACCCGAGCAAGCGCGGATGATGGCCGCTGCTGCGCACGATCCTGAGTTTGCAAAGAAGGTTGGCGTGCCTGTCAAGGTCGCCAAAGAGTACAACCAAGAAGACAAGGGCGGCAGGCTGCTCAAGCAGGCCATGCACGCCCAAGCACTGAGAAAGAAATGACCCGCCGCAGATACATCCAAGACCCCAAGACGTTTGAGATGATCGAGGTGACGGCTGACTATCAGCCGGTCACGCGCAACGACTCAGGCGCTTTGTGGGGGGACCGCCACTACGATGGCGTCAAGGCTCCTGATGGCACTGACATCAGCACCAGGGCAAAACACCGCGAGTACATGCGCCGTCACAACCTGACCACGGCGGATGACTTTAAAGATACATGGGCCAAGGCTCAAAAAGAGCGTGAGCGTTACGTTACGCAAGGCGGCTCGTTCAGACGCACAGACGTAGAGCGAGCGTTTCATCAAATCCAAAACAGAACTAGATAATGTCAGAACCCACCACACCATCCCTGCGCGACAGTCTTGAAGCGGCCATTGGCACAGAAAAAACTGAAGCTGCGCCCGCACCAGAGACGGTCGATTACGCTGACGCACCTGCAGCCGAGACGCAGACTGCAGACGGCGAAGCGCCAGCAGCTCCAGCCCAAGACCTGAACGCGCTATCAGAAAGCACGCCGCAAGAGGTCAAGCCGCAGGAAGACGCACCGCAGATCACGCCTGGGCCTAAGCCTGGCCCCAAGGGCGACAAGGCGCCTGCATCGTGGAAGCCTGAGCTGCGTGACCATTGGGGCAAGCTGCCTGAGCCTGTACGCGCAGAAGTGGCGCGTCGAGAAGCCGAGGTGCAGCGAACGCTGCAGGAAACCGCAGAGGCTCGTAAGTATGCTGAGTCCATCAGCAAGGCTTTTCAGCCCTACGAGGCTTACATACGCGCCGAGGGCGCAACGCCCATGCAGGTCATTGACAACCTGATGGGCACGGCGGTGCGTCTGCGCACGGCGACCGGCCCTGAGCTTGCCAATCTGATGGCTGGCATGGTCAAGCAGTTTGGTACTGGCAGATTCGGTCAGAACTTCATCGAGATGCTGGACGGCGCGTTAGCTGGTGCTACGCCAAATGTTGACCCGCAGCAGCATCAACTGCAGCAGGTCATTCAACAGCAGTTGGCGCCCGTGCAGCAGTTCATGTCGCAGTTTCAACAAGCGCAAGCCATGCAACAGCAACAGTTGGCTAGCCGCGCTCAAAGCGAGGTTGCGCAATTCATCGAAAAAGCCGAGTTTGGCAACGATGTGCGCAACGAGATGGCCGACTTGATGGAAGTTGCTCAGAGAAATGGCCGTGAACTGAGCCTGGCCGACGCGTACAAGCAGGCCTGCTTGATGAACCCCAGCGTGCGCAAGGTGCTGCAGACGCGCTCGCAGCAACGCGGGTTCCAAAACAAGACGCAGGCTGCGCAAAAGGCGAGATCGGCTGCCGTCAGCGTGAGTTCTAGCGGTGCGCCGATGGGTGCGCCGCAGGTTCAGAACAATGACGTCAGAAGCGCGATTGAGGCTGCGCTTGCAATGACATCTCGGTAATCTTGTTCTTCTTTTTTAGGTTTTCAGAAGCGGGCAAATATTGCAAGTTCCAAGGAACGTGCAGCCCGCTGACTGGCCTGCCATCTATCACACCACGCAACGGAACGATGTGGTCAACGTGATGCCTTGGCGGGCATTTTGAGTAAATCTCAAGCACTTCATCTAGGTCTACCCAAGGCGGCGTCTTGTCTTTGACGTCTTTACGCCTGTAGTACTTTTTAGCAGGGTTCAACGGGTCTGTGGCCCATCGCTCTCGGCGCTTTGCATTTAGCTCTTCTTTGCGTCTGTCGTAAATAGTCTTTTTTTGATTGGCAATACGTTCCCTGTAAGCTGGGTCTTCTTTGTACTTGTTGCGGCGCCAATCGTTTTGATAAGAGCGGTACACACCAAGGTAGTTGTGCGCCCTAGCTTTTGAGTCAGCAAGTGAGCATGGCTTGCACTTGTGACTAATGGTGTCGCACTTTTTGTAGTACTCGCTACGGTTCTTTTCAACTTTACAAACGGGGCAGACTTTTGTCTCACAAGGTGCTTTCGGCATTGAGACATTATCGCGGAAAACACAACGCGATGTTGCAAGCACAAGATTGTGTTGTATGATTGCAACCGTGGGGCACGCTACATGCGTGCCTCTGGTGTGCCCAAGCACCCCAGCCACCGAAGCTCTTAGGAGCCGCGCAAAGCGGCCCACCTACGGCGAAACGGACTGAAAGGTTCGCGTAGGCGCATCTGAAAAAGGGTGGGCGTAAGCCCGTTTATTTCTCAGATGAAGGAGTTTCATCATGGCTTTTGCCAATACGTCAATCACAGACGTAATTGCTAGTACCATTCAAAACCGTTCCCGCACCATCGCGGACAACGTAACCAAGAACAACGCGCTTCTCGCCCGTCTGGGCCAGCGCGGCAACATCCGCACCATCAGCGGTGGCAATGTGATTCTGGAAGAGCTGTCGTTTGCTGAGAACGCAAACGCTGGCTTCTACAGCGGTTACGACCTGCTGCCGGTTGCGGCTCAGGACGTCATCAGCGCCGCTGAGTTCCAGATCAAGCAGCTTGCCTGCCCTGTGGTCATTTCCGGTCTGGAGATGCTGCAGAACAGCGGCAAGGAAGCCCTGATTGACCTGCTGGAAGCGCGTCTGAACGTGGCTGAGTCCACGATGATGAACAAGCTGGCGCAGTCTGTGTACTCCGATGGCACCGGCAGCGGTGGCAAGGAAATCACCGGCCTGAACGCTGCTGTTCCTTCGTCTCCTGGCAGTGGCACCTACGGTGGCATTGACCGTGGCACTTGGAACTTCTGGCGCTCGCAGCTGTATGACTTCAGCACCGCTGTTGTCACGCCTGGTCCCACGACCATCCAGAACGCGATGAACACGCTCTGGGCATCTTGCACTCGCGGCAATGATCGTCCTGACCTCATCGTGCTGGATACGGTGTATTGGGGCTACTACATGGCTTCTCTGCAGGCCATCCAGCGCTTCACCTCGCCTGACAGCGCCAACCTTGGCTTCCCGACCATCAAGTTCATGGACGCCGATGTGGTTCTGGACGGCGGTATCGGCGGCTTCTGCCCGTCGAGCACTGGTTTCTTCCTGAACACCAAGTACCTGAAGTGGCGCCCCCACCGCGACCGGAACATGGTCGCTCTGTCGCCTAACAAGCGGTATGCAATCAATCAGGACGCGGAAGTGTCCGTGATTGGTTGGGCGGGTAACCTGACCTGCTCTGGCGCTCAGTTCCAGGGCCGTCTGCAGAACTGATTTGGTGGGCCTGTGGTGGGTCACCTTTCCCTCGGGATCGTGTGACCCACTTTCCCGAGGGTTTTTTTTAGGAGTTCCAAATGGCACAAGCTGTCATCGGTCTTAGCAAAGACCAAATCACTGCGGCTACCGCAGTGCCCGCGTTCCGTCTCGGTACTGTTGGTGGTTACGACGATCCCACCAACGGATATCAGGAGTTCATCTATGGCCGCGCTGATGGCGCTGTCACGGGTGCTGGCTACCTGTGCGTCGAAGAGACGGGTTTTGACTTCATCATGGCGACCACGACCACGACCGCTCCTGGCGCGTCTGGCCCTGGCACTCGCGCTGGTGCTGCTCAGGCCGTTATGGCTGACAACGAGTACGGCTGGTTCCAGATTTACGGCAAGGGCAGCGTTCGCACGTTGGCTTCTGCTGCAAAGGGCACCCAGTTGAACAGCACCGCTACTGGCGGCGCGGTTGATGACGATGCCACCGCTGGCGCTGAAGTCATCAATGGTCTGGTGCTGGGCACCGCTACGGGCGGCGCTGCAGCGACTAACGCGGATGCGATGTTCTCGTATCCGACCGTTGGCCGGACGCTGTAATGGCACGCGGGGGTGGCAGTTTCGACTGCTGCCCCCTTTTCACGTTCTCATAAGGATAAAAAATGCAAACCACCACACCTACACAGTTTGAAGATTTCAGCAACTTGCCTCGGCTTGATGAGTCCCGCTTTGCAGCGGATTCGCGGCTGTACGTTGAGTTTCACCGCAAGCCCGTGATGATCTCTGGCAAGAGCCAAGACGCTGGGCGTGCGATCTATGAAGAGCGCGACTTCATTCGCATCCATGTGCCTGGTGACAAGACCAGCGTCATTGACCGCATTGCCACTGAGCAGGACAAGCAGCGTTTTGCTGACCGCTATGCCAAGTGGAAGTCTGGTCAGGCCGACGCGATTGTTGGCACGCCATTGACCGCGCTGCCTGGCATGAACCCGGTGAAGATTGAGGAATACAAGTTCTTCAAGATTGTCACGGTTGAGCAGTTGGCTGATGCCAATGACAATCTGGGTCAGAAGTTCATGAGCTTCCACTCGGACAAGCAGAAGGCCAAGGCATTCCTTGAGGTGGCTGCAGGCAACGCGCCTATCGAGAAGATGCACGCTGAGCTTGCCAAGCGTGATGAAGAGATTGAGACGCTGAAGGCGCAGATGGCTGCGCTGATGGCTAACACCAAGCAGCGCAAGGTTGCGGCTACCGAAGAAGCCTAACGTAAGGACTGAGCAATGGCATTCCAGCTTGTAGACGACTCATCGCTGCTTGCCGTTGTTCAGAACATGGCGTCTATGGTGGGGTATCCGACCCCAGCAGACGCCGCTGGATCGACTGATCCGGCAGTGCAGCAGATGGTGCAGGCGGTCAACCTCGCTGGGGTTGATCTCCTGTCCATGCACGATTGGCAGGAGCTGACAAAGCCTTACACCATCAGCATCGTCTCAGACATGAGCGGGCAGAAGGAGAAGGCGTTTGCGCTGCCGGATGACTTCTACGAGTTTGTTGACCAGACTCAGTGGAACGAGACGAATCAGTTGCCTGCGCTGGGTCCAATTAGTGCTCAGTTTTGGCAGCAGTTGTTGGTGCGTACCACGCTGCCAACGCTGTCCTTTTACTGGCAGGTCCGCGACAACCAGATTTACATCTTGGCGCCGCCTGACAGTGCGCAAGACCTGACTTTCTTCTACTTGTCGGTAGCGTGGGTCCGCGATGCGGATAACGCCACGCTATACAAGAACCGCGTCACCAAGAACGGTGACGTCATCCTGATTGACCCGTATCTGGTCACACTCTTGGCGCGTGTGAAGTGGCTGGAGATGAAGGGCTTTGATTCCGCTGCGGCCATGCGTGACTTCCAAGTGAACTTGGAGAATCGCAAGGGCAACGAGCGAGGAGCACCAGTGCTGACGATGGTGCGGGACTACACGTTCCCATACTTGCAACCGCTGACGAATACGCCTGACACCGGCTACGGAGCCTGACATGCCTTTGCAGGGCCTGGCCCCATTTAAGACGCCGCGCAGGGCAGCGGCTACGCAGACGTCATCGTTGGTCAACGTGCCTGCCCCTGTTGGGGGACTGAATCTGCGTGACCCCATCAGCGCCATGTCACCGATTGACGCTGTGGTGCTGGACAACATGGTTCCGCGCCAGACCGGCGTTGAACTGCGCTATGGCTATCAAGTGTTCACGGAGTCCATTGGCTATGAGCCAAAGTCCGTTTTTGCTTACAGCGCGTTGGATGGCGATGACAAGCTGTTTGCTGCTGCCAACGGCAACATCTATGACATTACTGACGGCACAGTAGCTGTCTCGCAATCTGCCACTGGCAGCACGGATGACATCTGGTCTACCACGATGTTTTCGACGGGCGCTGACAACTTTCTGCTGGCTGTGTCTGCGAGTGGCGGCTACTGGACTTATTCAAACGCAAGCGGTTGGATCAAGCGCACGCCGTCAAGCCTGCCGACATCTGGCTTGAGTTCTGTGATGGTATGGAAGCAACGTGTCTTCTTCACCGTCAAGAACAGCGCCAACATCTATTACATGCACAACGTCAATGTTGTGACTGGCGCGACTTCTCCTTTCAACATGGGCTCGCAGTTGCGCAATGGCGGCTACATCTGCGGCTTGATCAGTTGGACGCTGGACGCTGGCGTTGGCATTGATGATCACTTGGTAGTGGTTGGCTCGCAAGGCGACCTGTCTGTGTGGACTGGTACTGACCCGGCCAGCGCGACCACTTTTGCCATCAAGGGCACTTGGTACGTTGGCCCTGTGCCGACCATCGGTCGCTTCTTCACCGCGTTTGGCGGTGATGTGATGATCCTGTCTGAGATGGGTCTGGTGCCCGTCAGCAAACTGGTCAACGGGCAGTTTGTTGAGTCCAACAATGGCGTCAGCAGCAAGATTCAGTCAGTCCTGACGCCGTTGGTGCGTCAACTGCGCAATGTCGAAGGCTGGGACATCTTTATTGTTCCGTCGCAGGACATTCTGGTCATCAAGCTGCCGCCGCAAAACGGTGTGTATCAGCAGTTCGCCATGAACATCACCACGGGCGCGTGGTGTACGTTCAGCAACATGCCAATGTTTGCGACGGCCATTTGGGATGGTGAGTTGTACTTCTGCACTGGTGAGGTTGTCTGCCACGGTTTGTATGGCAAGCGAGATGGGGTTGCGCTGGATGGCACTGGCGGCGACCCGATTGAAGGCGATGTGCAGACATCGTTTCAATCATTTGAGTCGCCTGGGCAGATCAAGCGTTTTGGTCTGGCGCGTCCTGTGTTTGTGGCACCCGAAGCGCCAAGCGTCAAGCTGCGCGTTAACACTCAGTATCAGTTCACTGGCGTTGAAGGCTCTCCAGCGTTCTCTCAAGACGCGTTGGCGTTTTGGGATTCTGCGGTGTGGAACGCTGCTTTGTGGGTTGGCGGAACTGACACTTATGAGTCTTGGGTTGGTGCGACTGGTCTTGGCTATTACGGCTCAATTCGCATGAAGGTGCGCGGCGTCCCGCAGACGCTGTTCATGTCTTCGCATCTGATGGTCAATGTTGGGGGAATGATGTAATGGCAACAGCACCGGCCACTGGGGCCCCAGCCGATGCGTTGATCATGGCTTTGCGCGGCGCTACGCCGATGCAGGGCCAAGCGTCTACGCTGAAGTTCTACGACAACCCTGAGAACAGCGTTTACACGCCGCGTGTGCGGCCTGTGTATGTGCCGCCTCCGTTGCCGCCTGGCCTGAATATTGGTCCGCAGTTGCCTGCTCCTGCGCCTCCACCTGCGCCTGCTCCGAACCCTCCCGCGCTAGCGCCTGTTGCTCCTACGCCTATTGCGCCCGCGCCGCCACGGCAATTGCCGCCGTTTGTTCAGCCTAAAACTTCACCTATTGAACCAGATGCTCCGGATGTTCCGGATTACACAGATGACCTGTTTGATGATCGTGTTTTTGAGGCTGAACCGGACCCTGCTGATCCAGGCCCGGTGGCCGATGCTATTGCAGTAGATGAACCCAAAGTTATTGACATCGTTGACCTTCCGCCATTGGAAGCAGATGTTAGTGCTCCTCCGCCTGTGCCGCCATCGCCTGCGCCGCGCCCGCCTAGATCAACAGCGGATTATGATCCACCTGTATTAGAGGCCGATCCTGATCCACCTGTATTAGAGGCCGATCCTGATCCACCTGTATTAGAGGCCGATCCTGATCCAACTGTTTATGACATACCGACAGGCGAAATTGAGGTTAAGACAGGAGTTACTGACGCGTACAAAGCAGCACGCGATGCGTTGAACAATGCTTCAGACGTCACGGCTGTCAATCCTTTGGATGAGCTGTCTTCGTATGTTGACCTGCTCAACACGGACATAACGAGCACGCTGCCCACTGTTGATGCTCCTGTGCAGGAAGATGCATCAACGATCAACACAATCCGTGATGCCAATTCGGTAACGCAGATTGATCCTTTGACTGAGCTTGAGGACTACGCAGCTCTGCTCAACACGGACATCACAAGCACACTTCCAGCAGCAGTTGCGGAAGACACTGTGCAGCCATCTGTTGCGGTAGACACTGCAACACAAGGTCTGACGCAGCGCGATCTTGATGAGATGGCCTTGTTTGACATGCTGAGTCAGCAGTTGCTGACTGGTAATGATTACTGGGATCAGCTCTTGATGGATGATCCTTACTTGCAAGAGAGATGAGGCTAGTCACCGACCAACCAGGCCAGCTGCCTGTCATCTGGGAATGGATGAACAGGCAGACGCGCCTGCCTTGGTCGAGTGATCTGCGGTGCATTGCCTCAATGCGTGATGATGGGACGATTGCTTGTGCTGTTGGTTACAACGCGTGGACTGAACAAACGTGCTGGATGCACGTTGCTTTTGACCATGAGCACGCGCTTACGCGTTCGTTGTGGCGGGCGGCGTTTGAGTACCCGTTCATCACATGCGGCAAGAGTGCCGTGTATGGCTTAACGCCCAAGCACCTAGAAGAGGCGCTGAGCATGAATCGGAAGTTGGGATTTAAGGAGATCGCGCAGACAATCGACTGCGTGATGTTTGAGATGAAAGTTGAAGATTGCCGTTGGCTAAAAGGAGCTAAAGATGGGCGGTAAAGGTAGAGCGCCAGCCGCGCCGGACTATGTCGGCGCTGCGCAACAGCAGGCTGCAGCTTCCAAAGAGCTGACCAACATTCAGAACTTTGCGAATCGCCCGACAATCAACACGCCGTTTGGTTCGCAATCTTGGCAGACGTCTAGTCAGGTTGACCCTGCGACTGGTCAGACTGTTACGTCTTGGACGCAAAACAACACGCTTGCGCCAGAACTCCAGCAGGCTCTAGGTGCTCAGATTGGCTTGCAGAATGATCGCAGCCAGCTTGCATCTGATTTCATGGGCCGCGTTGAGCAGGAATACTCGCGTCCTTTTGACTGGCAAAGCCTGCCAAAGATGGCGGGCTTGGACAAAGACACAAAGCTGCTGACGCAGCTTGGCGACTACGCGCCAGGCTTGCAAACGTCTTTGCAAACGCAGGACAATCCTGCGCTGCCGCAGTTTGACTCAAGCTACCGCGACACGGTTGCCAACTCGCTCATGGAGCGTATGCAGCCTGTGCATGAGCGCCAGCAGCAGCAGCTCGAGACGCAGTTGGCAAATCAGGGCTTCACGGTAGGCACTGAGGGCTACACGCGAGCCTTGGCTGACCTGCAGGGGCGCCAAGCAGCAGAGCGTTACAACGCTCTGGACACGGCTGGCAACGAGGCTCAGCGTCTGTTCAACATGGGCATGGGCTCGCGTCAGCAAGCCTTTAGCGAAGACCTGCAAGGCGGTCAGTTTGGCAATCAGGCACTCGGCCAGGCAGGCGCGTTGGACATGCAGCGCATGGGCGCGATGAACGCCGCGCTGTCGCAGCAGCAGGGCCTGAATCAGAACTTTGCCGACCAGCAGAACCGGTTGCGCCAGCAGGCGATTGCCGAGCAGATGCAGCGCCGTGGCATGTCGTTGAACGAGATGAACGCGCTGCTGTCTGGTCAGCAGGTTGCTATGCCTCAGATGCCATCGTTTGTGTCTGCGCAGCGGTCAGAGACGCCCAACATCTTGGGTGCCACGCAGATGGGCTATGACGCGGCGCTGGGTGCGTACAACGCGCAGCAGGCGGGTGCGGCCAACATGATGGGCGGTTTGTTCTCGTTGGGTAGCGCCGCGCTTGGCAACCCTGTTGGCTTGTTTGGATTTGGAAGGTAAGCCATGAATCAAGACGAAATGATGTTTGAGTACCTCTTGCAGATGGGCGCCATGCGTCCTGAAGAGGTGGAAATGATGCGCAAGCAAAAGCAGATTGACGCGTTGCGTGGTCAGTCAATGGAAACGCCGCAGGGGCAGATGATTGGCAAGCACTATGTGCCGCCGTCATTTACGCAGTACGCGGCGCAGTTGGGGCAGGGGTACATGGCAGGTCAGGGACAGAAGGCACAAAACTCTGCCATGACCAACATGAACGAGCGCCAGCGGGCTGCTTTGAAGCAGATGCAGGAAGAATTGCGCCGTCGCCGTGCCGGTATGACCAACACGACTGGCGCAATGGACACGGGCGATTACGGCGGCTCGATGTAAGGAGCAATCATGGCAACGAGCTTCTACGAAGACACGATGGAGCGGCGGCGGCGCATGCTGCCCATGTCGCTTGGCGTGCAGTCGCCTAGCGGTGTGCTGACACAGAATGTGCAGGGCGGTCAGGCTAACCAGGCTTCGTTGCCGCGCTCACTTGAACTGCGCCGCAAGATTGCTGAGCTGGAAGGCTCGCAGTCTGAAGACGATGGCGGCATGTCCACGCTGAACGCGCTGGCTGCACAGTTCGCTGGCGAGTCCTTCGCCCCCATCCAAGCCCAGTACCTCAAGCGTGCATCTGCATCGTCTCCGCAGGCGCGGACACAGGCGCAACTGGCGCGGCTGATGCGTGAGGCTGAGATTGCTGACCGGCAGGAAGGTGCGCAGCAGTTGCAGGCTGAACGGTTGGCGGCGCAGCAGCAGGCAGAGGCTGAGCGGCGTGCAGCGGCGGCTGAGAGGGCTGCGCAGTCGGACCAACTGCGGCGGGAGTTGGCGGGGCAGGCTGATGCCACGCGTCGAGATTTGGCGGCTATTGCACGATCCAGCCAAGGCGCACAGCCGTACTTCCAGCCCCTGCAGACCGCGCAAGGCGTCATGGCCTTCAACTCTCGCACAGGTCGCATGGAGCCTGTCATGGGCGCTGACGGCAGGCCGATTCTTGGCGCGGCTGCAGACCCTGCATTGCAAGGCGCTCTGACAGGAGCACGCGAGACGGCAAAGGCTGGCGTTGAGTCCACCGTTGAGACGCGCAAAAACGTCTCGCGTGCGGATGAGATGCTGGGTCAGATCAGGACCGCAGAATCTCTCTTGTCGGCTGGTCCGACGCAGAGCGGCATCGGTGCCGCCCGTGATGCGGCTGGGCGTCTGATTGGGGCTTCAACTCAAAGCAGTCGCGTTGCATCGCAGCTTGAAACGCTTTCTGGCTGGCTTGTTGCCAACGTGCCGCGTATGGAAGGCCCGCAGTCAAACTTTGATGTGCAGGTTTACCGCGAGATGGCCGGTAAGGTTGGCGACAGGACGGTGCCAGTTCTTGAGCGTAAGGATGCATTGAAGACGCTCAAGGATTTGCAGGAGAAGTACCGCGAGCTGAATCAGCAGAAGCTGGGCGGGGCATCTCCCGCGCCAGCGCCATCTCGCGCTGGCAGCTTGACACCTGCCGAGCAGGCTGAGCTTGAGCAATTGCGGAAGTCTTTGAATCGCAAGCCTGGGGAAAGGTAAAGCATGGACCCGCGCCAAGAACTTGAGATGCTGCGCCGCTTGGCCGAGCTTGAGGCCAAGGCTGGACGTCCTGTGCAAACTGAGCAACCGCAAGCCAAGCCAGAACCATCATTCCTGCGCCAAGCCGCAGGCGTTGCTGGCAACCTGGCTGCCGGTGCTCTGCGTGGCGCAGGCTCCATTGGCGCTACGCTGCTGGCTCCGCAGGACATGCTGCAGGACGCTTTGCAGGGGCGCGGCTTGTCGTTGCAAAGCAACCGTGAGCGCCGCGCTGCGATGGATGAAGGCTTGCGCTCACTTGGCGCTGATCCTGAGTCAATGTCTTACCAGGCAGGCAAGATTACCGGCGAGATCGCTGGCACTGCTGGCGCTGGTGGCATGCTTGGCAAGGCTGTGGAAGTCACTGGCAGGGCTCCTATGCTGGCGCAGGCTCTGCGCAGTGGCGGCATGGCTGCAGGCCCCAACATGGCAACGCGTGTGGCTGGCGGGGCTGCCAGCGGCGGCGCATCTGCCGCGCTGGTCAACCCTGAAGAGGCTGGCACTGGCGCACTGATTGGTGGCGGCCTGCCGCTGGCGATGCGTGCAGCGCGTGGCGCTGTGAGTGCTGGGCGCAACATCGTTGGCGCTGCTACCGGCGCAGGCGATCAGGCTCTGAAGACCGCGTATGAGTCTGGCAAGGCTGGCGGCGCACAAGCCAAGGCGTTTCGCGAAAACATGCGCGGCCAAGCGGACTTGACTGATGTGCTCGATGACGCTCGCGCCAATCTTGACACGATGCGCCAAGCACGGTCAGCAGAATACAGGGCCAACATGGCGCCTGTGACTGCCGACAAGACCGTGCTTGATCTCAAGCCCATTGGTCAGTCTGTGCAGGACTCCATCACCCAATTCACATTCAAGGGTCAAGCGCGTAATCCGCAAGTTTTGAACGCGCTCAAGGACGTTGAGGAAGAGGTGCTGAACTGGAGCAAGCTGGACCCGGCAGAGTTCCACACGCCAGAAGGCTTAGACGCTCTCAAGCAGCGTATCAGTGCCATCCGTGAGCGTCAGCCCATTGAGGCTACTGCCGTTCGCAAGGCCATCGGCAACGTCTACAACAGCGTCAAGCAGCAGATTGAGTCACAAGCGCCTGACTATGCAAAGGCGATGAAGGACTACACGCAGGCGTCTGAGTTGTTGGATGAGATCACACGCAGTCTGTCGCTGGGCAATCGAGCCAGCGCAGACACTGCCATGCGCAAGCTGCAGTCTGTGATGCGTAACAACGTCAACACCAACTATGGCGCTAGGTTGTCATCGCTGCAGGAGCTTGAGCAGCAAGGCGGGCGTCAGTTGATGCCGCAGTTGGCAGGGCAGGCGCTCAACGACTTTATGCCGCGTGGCATTCAGCGTGCAACGGCACCGCTGGCATCGTTGGCAACAGGTTCTGTGGCTGGTATTCCTGGCGGCATCGCTGCGGCTGCCACATCGTCACCGCGTTTGATGGGCGAGGCTGCTTACTTTGCTGGCCGAGCTGATCCGTTCATTGAAGCACTCAGGCGCGGCACGCGGTATGCCGCACCTGTTCTCGGCGCACAGTAAGGAGTAAACATGCCCCGCAACGGTTCTGGTTCGTACTCATTGCCATCTGGCAACCCGGTAGTCACCGGCACCACGATTGAAGCATCGTGGGCCAACACCACGCTGAGCGACATCGGCAACGAGATCACAAACTCGCTCAGCCGCACGGGCGCTGGCGGGATGACAGGCGCATTCAGGGCTGCCGATGGTTCTAGTGCGCTGCCTGGCATTGCGTGGGGCTCTGAGACTGCAACTGGGTTCTACCGCGCTGGCACCTCGGACATGCGGGCCGTGGTGGCGACGGGGTTGATTCAGAAGTGGACTACAACCGGCACTGAAATAAGCGGGACCACAACGATCAGCGGTGCCACAACGATTGGCGGTGCTACAACGTCAAAGACGTACATTGCCACCGACACTGGCAAAGACCGTGTGCTGATTGAGCCTCAAGCATCAGGCTCTGGCACCAACATCATCGGCACCAACAACGCAGGTTCTGGTTACGCCAAACTGACGTTGGACGGGTCTATTCTGGCGTTCAATTACGCTGGAACAGAAGCCATGCGGCTTGACAGCATTGGCTTGGGCGTTGGCACTACATCACCGGCTTTTGGCAGTGGCTCTGGCGTTGAAATTCAACGCGCAGGCATTGCCACATTGCGCTTGGAAAACAGCACTGCGTCTAACTCCTTTGAGTTGTACGCGGACAGCGCTGCAAACGGCATCAACCTGCGCGGGCGCGATTCATCGCCAATGGTGTTTTGGACTGCCAACACCGAAGCGGCGCGTATTGATGCAAGCGGCAACCTTGGCATCGGCGTAGCCAGCCCGCAAGCCAAGCTCGACGTCGGCGGCGACTACCGCGAGAAGGTCAACACCGCGAACACCGGCACCGCGTACACCATCAACCTGTCGGATGGCACGATTCAGATTCTGACGCTGACTGGCAACTGCACGTTCACGTTCCCGACTGCAACTGCCGGAAAGTCTTTTATGATCTTGCTGAAGCAAGACGGCACTGGCAGCAGGACTGTTACATGGCCTGCAAGCGTCAAGTGGCCTGGAGGAACAACTCCAGCGGTTACCAGCACAGCAAGCAGATTGGACAAGTTCGTTTTTACCGCTGACGGCACTAACTGGTACGGCAGCAACGGCGGCCAGAACTACACGGTGTAACGCATGTTTAGCTCTAACACTGCCGCCGCCGCGCCTCCTTCTGGACAACAAGCCTATACAACGCCAGGAACTTACTCATGGACTGCTCCTGCTGGAGTTACCTCTGTTTGCGTGGTCTGTGTTGGCGGCGGCGGGCCAGGATATGACGACGGCGTAACAACAGAATCGGGCGGCGGCGGTGGTCTTGGTTGGAAAAACAGCATTTCAGTTACGCCTGGAAATTCATACACCGTTGTAGTCGGCGCTGGAGGCGTTGGTTTAACCGCAGGTCAAAATAGCTATTTTGTAAATACAAGCACTGTCGCTGGTTTTGGGTCTGCATCTTCATCTCCCGGAATTTATTTTGGTGATGGTGGAGGCCAAGGTGGATCGGGTGGACCGAACGGAAACAATGGTGGTGGCGGCGCAGGCGGTTATGCTGGCTCTGGCGGTAACGGCAATACTGGAGGCGGAAACGCAGGATCAGGCGGTGCTGGCGGAGGCGGTGGATTCCGCACAGGCGGCGGCGGGGTAGGAATTCTTGGCCAAGGGACAAACGGCGCTGCAAATGGTGTTGGTGGGTCGGGCGGCGCAAACGGAACGTCTTACGGCGGCGGCGCATATGGTGGTGGTGGCGCGGTCGGCCCTACATCCTCCGGTGTTTACGGTAGCGGCGCTGGTGGCGCCGTGCGTATTATTTGGGGCGTAGGACGCGCCTTCCCGTCAACTAACACAGCGGATGTGTGATGACTGATGATGACTTCGCCCGCCTTGAGCGCAAAGTGGACAAGCTGACAGACGCGGTGACGCGGCTGATCTTGATTGAAGAGCGTCAGTCCTCGCAGGGCGAGCGCATAGGCAAGTGCGAATCAGCGCTTGCAGTCCATGACACGATGATCAACAAGACTGACCGCAAGGTTGAGCAGTGGGTCAACCGTGGCATTGGCGTGTGGGGCGCGGCCATTGTGCTGTTTACGCTGGTGCAGTTTGGGTCGAGGTGGATTAAGTGATTGAGGCGCTTTTTTCCTTCCTTGGCGGAAGCGTCTTCCGCATGATTTGGGGCGAGGTGTCTGCTTGGTACAACAAGCGCCAAGACCACGCACATGAGATCGAGCGCATGCGCCTGCAAAGCGAGATGGAAGACAAGGCGCATGAGCGCATGCAGGCTGCGCTGACGCTGCAGCACCAGCTTGGCATCCAGATGGTTGAGGCCAAGGCCGAAGCAGACGTTGCCGTAGCCGAGGCCAGCGCCTTTGCCAAGGTCATGGAAAACGCCTTCAAGCCTACCGGCTGGGCCATCGTGGACATCTGGAACGGCATCATCCGCCCGTCTGCTGCAACCATAGCGCTGACGCTGTGGGTGCTTAAGCTGGCCTCGCAGAACTGGAAGATGGATGAGTGGGACGTCACCTTGGCTGGAACCGTGCTGGGCTTCTTCTTCGCTGACAGGTCGCTGGGCAAGCGTGGGAAATGAGCGCCATACAGGTTGCGCGTGACCTGTGCTTGGTGTTTGAGGGCATGTACCTCAAGCCTTACCTGTGCCCCGCAGCGGTCCCCACGATTGGCGTTGGCAGCACCTTCTACGAAAGCGGCGTCCGCGTATCGCTGAAAGACCCGCCTATCACGCGTGAGCGGGCTATGGCGCTTTTGGAGTGGGAGCTAGAGCACTGCCTGCCGCGTGTACTAAAGCTCTGCCCTGGGCTGCCTGAGTGGGGCGAGCAGGCCACCGGGGCCATCCTAGACTTCGCGTTCAACTGCGGCACAGGCGCCCTGCAGAACAGCACCCTGCGTAGGCGTATCAACGCGGACGATGATGCTGGCGCCCGCACAGAACTGATGAAATGGGTGCGGGGTGGTGGTAAGGTTCTGCCCGGACTGGTCCGAAGGCGGGCCGCAGAGTGTTCGCTCATTTAGGGCACAAAAATGGCACACGGTGAGTGCCGAGGTGAGCTAAGTGTTTGATCGGAGAGGTGGCCGAGTGGTCGAAGGCGCTGGACTGGAATTAAGCATCGACCTAAAAAAGTCCAAGCAAATCAAAGGGTCTCTCCCTAGACCCGAGTGCGTTTCACGCACAATCCGGCACGTTTCTGACACAAGGAAGTGCCGTGGAAAATGACCGAGAATTGCTTGAGGCCGCTGCGAAGGCGGCGGGGATTGAAGCGCATTGGGGCCACGGATGGCAGTCCGACATGATGTTTACCCGCTGCGTTGATCTCACTGGCGTGGCAACTGGCCGTGAATGGAATCCACTGAAAGACGATGGAGATGCCCTGCGACTGGCGGTGAAGTTGGGCATTCAAATTACACAGGAAATCCCTGCTAGCAGTCGGTTTGTACCGAAAGCCACCGCTTATTACAGGGAGCATTTTTCCGAGACGTATGGAAGCAATCCATTTTCCGCCACCCGCAGAGCTATTGTCAGAGCGGCTGCTAACATTGGAAAAGGTTGACTGATGCCTAGCGAAGCCATCATTGAAGCATTGCGCAAGAGAGCTAACGAGCTTTCTGACTCCTACATGCGCAACGTGGGCAACCCTGCACGCCAGCTAGTCGGGGGCGGCGTTCGCGGCTACTTTGGGCTAGACGCGCCAGAGTACGCGGACGCGCTGGGCATGGACGCTTACCGCAATGCAGCCGCGTTCAGCAACGTCCCTGGCGTTGGGGCTCCTGCGGGCGCTGTGAAGGCTATGGCAGCGGCTCCTCTACTTGCTAAAGCCTTACGCGCTGCGCCGCGTGATGAGGCTTTGGAGACTGCTCGGAAGAACGCAGTCAAGATGCTTGGCCTTCCTGAGAACAACACGGCGATGGATAGGGCACAGGCCCTTGGATTTGTGAATGATGTCTATCATGGAACAAAATCAGACATCAAAAACATAGACCCTAAAAAGTCACGCATTGCGAATTCGTTTTTTACATCAGAAGACCCTAGATTCGCATCAAGCCCAGCGTATGCAGGCTATGAAGGTCAAGGCGGCAACGTGATGCCGCTTCTTGTGCGTAACAACAATCAGAAAACTGTTGATGCGTTTAGTAGTAATCCAATGGTTGAGTCTGGTGCGTTATTAGAAGCAAAAGATGCTGGGTTCCAGTCGATCAAAGTGTTGTCTGATGGCAGGGTCATAGTTATTGACCCATCCATTGTCAGGTCGCGCTTCGCAGCCTTTGACCCAGCCAAAGCCAATAAGAACGATCTTCTAGGCGCGGCAGACCCGAAGTTGCTCGCCGCGCTGGCCGCTGGTACAACTACCGCAGCGACTGTGAGTGCTTTACGCAACAAGCGCGAGGAAGAGAAAAAGAAGAAGCGCGACGATGAGTGAGTGGACTTCAACGGCACAAAAATGGCACATTGTGTCCATCGCTCACACGCAAGTCATTGATTGGAGAGGTGGCCGAGAGGCTCAAGGCGCTGGACTGGAATTCGGTCTAGCCCAAAAAAAAGCCCCTGCAATCAGGGGCTTAACTCTTGCGAGAGGAGAGCTGCCGGTTAACCGGCGGCACGATTCTGGCACATCAAATCGTCACCGCACGCGCCGCGTCCGCCAAGTGCTGCGGCGCAAAAGCAACGTACCTCTGCACCATGCTGTGCGAGGCCCAACCGCCGAGTTCCTGCAGCACCTGAATTGGCGTGCCCGCCTGAGCGTGCCAGGACGCCCAAGTGTGGCGCAGGTCATGGAACCTAAACCCCGGCACTCCAGCCTTCTCGCACGCGCCCTGCCACACGCTGCGGCTGATGTGCGCGATGCCAAACACAGACCCCTGACGATGCGGCAGCGCCTTCAGCAGCGCCATAGCGGCCTCATTGAGCGGCACAACGATCTGCTTGCCGCCCTTGGCGTCTTCAGGCGCCACCTTGGCCGTCGCCGCCTCAAGGTTGACGGCATCCCAGCGCAGGCCAAGGACGTTGGCGCGGCGTAAGCCGGTGAGCATCGCAAACCGCACTGCAGGCCGGTACTTGGGCAGCAGGTTAACCAGCAGTGCTTCTGCCTGTTCTCGCGTCAGGAACGTCTCGCGCTTGTTGTTTTCGCGCTCAGCCTTAATGAACGGGGCGCGGTCGATCAAGTCCCACTCGCGCTCAGCGGCCTTGAGGATGGAGCGAATCAGCGCCCGGTATCGGTTGCGCGTGGCGGGCTTGGCGTCTTTGGGCAGAATCTTCTCGACACGCTCCCGCGTGATCTCGCTCAACTGCCTGGCGCCCAGCTTGGGCTTGATCAGCCCAATGCGCAGCTTGTCTGTTTCGATGCTGCGCTTGCCTGCCTTCTCAATCAGCCAGCGGTCGCACGCTTCTCCAAACGTGCATTTCGGGCGCTCCTTGAGCACGCCCACGCGCCAGAGTTCGCCCACGCGCATGTCATGCGCTTGCTTGGCTGCGGCTTTGTCGCCGGTCTTGAGCGATTCGCGGATGCGTTTGCCATTGATCTGGACGTCTAGCCAATACACTTCATTACGCAGCTTGAGGGGCATGTGACTCTCCTGTTAGGTGGAGTCATTCTCACATCAAGGTGCGGAAAGCGCAATACCCCAGTGTGCGATTAGGCAGGCTTCTGCCCTGCCATCGTCCTTTGCCCGCTTGAACTCACCCGCTTGGGCGGGCCACAGCGCAATGGCCTTGGCGCGTGAACCATCTTTGCTCTGGTTAAGGTTCATGTCCCGCTTCCACTTGGCAGGCGGCACCAGAGTGACTGGTATGTGCATCGCAGCCAGCACGCCCTTGACGATGCCCAGCGCCTCGCCAAAGGCAAACGCTGACGTCACGCCCATCTGTGGGCTGGCGCTCACAGACTCAATGTAAGCGGCAACCGTGTACTCAGCGCGGCCTCGCAGCTCTGCGGCCAGCAGTTCCGGGCTGATGCGGTTCTTGGTGGCCTTGCCCACCTTCACCTCCATCGTGGGCATGTCAAACACCTCGACCAGCTTGCCGTCCTGCGTCAGCACGGCCACTGCGCCGTGGATGCCTGGGTCCACGCCGATCACATAGTTCATTGGTGTTCTTTCGTTCGCTTCAGAAGCTCGCGCTCCAAGACATCAACGCAATCGCACAGGCGTTCAAGCAAGTAGTCGGGCATGCGTTCTTTGCTACTCAAGCAAAACGATTCCAGCCCGCTTAGCAGTCGCATCTGAGCCAGCAATTCCTGAGTGGTCATACCTCGCCTTTCAGAACCTTCTCAATCTCACGCGCAAAGCTGATGGGCGCCCGCCCGTTGAACTGCGTGCGATCCCACGCTTGCTCGATGTCCTCGATGCACAGCGGGCTGTGCAGGCGGCTACGCAGGCGCTCGTTCTCCAGAATCAGCTTGCGAATCTCTGCGTGCAGCTCTTTGCAGATGCGGCCATGCGTTTCCACGCTGATGTAGTTGCCCGGTGGCAACACCTCAAAATTCCCGCTCATGGCTGAAAGCTCCTCAACGTATCAAGTGACTTGCTGATGCGCGTCTTCTTCTCGCGCACAGCCTGCGTGTCGCGCTTGGTGGGTATCGCGTCCAAGTCATCGCTGGGCATATCAGGCCACGGGTCAACTGCCGTAGGCTTAACCACCTTGGCCGTGGTGAACACCTCTTTCATCGCGCCCACATCCTCAATCAGCGCGCCTGGGCAGTGCTCCAGCTCACGCGATGAGAAGCGTGGCTCAGGGCCGGGGCCGTTGCTGAACTGCTTGCCTGATGCCTTGTGCGTGTAGATGACGTAGTTGTCGCCGCCGTCTGTGGGCGTGGCATACGGCACCAGCGCGGGGATCATCAGGTGCTGGCTGCAGCCTGCCTTTTGCATGGCATCGTTAAGCGTCACGCCCTTGGCCTCGCACTTCCATTCAGCCTTGGTCGCTGGCGTGGCGTGGCAGCAGGTACGGCAGTTGGCTTCCGCCGCCTTGTCGCCGTGACACACGGGGTGGAAGTTGCACATCTTGCATTGCCAATGTGCCGGGTCTTCTGACAGGCGCTGTGGTGGCTCTGTCATGTCAATGAGGCGCTGTGCTTTCAGTAGCAAATGCTTGAATCGGTCCTCATCGAAATGGACCCATTCGGTGTACACATCATCTGTGTTCTTGTTCACGCCCATGTATAGAGCGCGGTCGATCTGCATGAGTCCCATGTAGACCTGCATCTGGTCATAGTGCTGGGGCTTGGCCTCTTTGACCTTCTTGGCAACGAGAGCCGTGTATGACTTGTCGTTGTGTGTCTTGAACTCCAGCACGCATGGGCTCTTCGGCGCTTCTGGCACGCCTTGCGCCACGCCATCGAGGCTGCCGCCGAAGTGGCCGTTGCACGCGCTCACACGCCACTGTGCGCCAGTGTCGGGGTCTGTCTCCCAGACGGTCGCGCCAATGCCACGCAGCTCTTCAATCAGACGCGGCTCTTCGCGCACGCCACTGCTGAACAAGCGCAGGATGCGGCCAGGAAACGAGGGCTTGAGCGCCCAGCGCCAGGTGTTCCAGATGTAGCGTTCGCAGTCATGGCCGATGAGGCTGGCGCCCATGTGCGGCCTGTGTTCTTGCGGTTTGCTCTCGTACCACTTGACGATGGCCGCGCTGGTTGTGTGTTGGCTCATGGGTATCTTCATGGTTAAGGAGGTGGCCCACGCGCAACCGTGGGCTATTGCGTCACTGGAGACTTCGACGCTCACCGGACTACCGGCCACCTATTGATCAACGTGCCCAGGGGCGCGAACCACCTGCAGGCGCGGCGGGCTTAGCGGCAGGCGCTGGCGCTGCAGCCTTGGCGGCGCCGTAACCGACGATGCGATTGCGATCCGGCTCCTTGCGGTCAATCTCGACCTGAATCAGGAACGGGATGTCATGCAACTGCTCAGTGTCATCCATGTCCAAAACATTGACTGCCATGCACAGAGCGCCCAGCGCAGCCTTGGCGATGTCCTCGGCCTGCTTGTTTGGGTTGCTGATGTTCAGGCGCTCCCACAGGCGGCGGCCTGAGAACTCACCGTCAGTAATCTGCATCTCAAGCTCGATGTACTGGCCGGTGCCAGCCTTGGTATCGCGGATGTCTGACTTGGTGATGATGCATTCGTACTTGCCAGGGGGCAGCGGGCCACGGGTGGGCGCTTGTGAAACGGGGGCATCGTTGGCGTTGAAAGTGAAGCGGGCCATGTTTGTCCTTTGGTTGGCTCGTTGGTAAATCAGGCGATTGCCTGAGCGAAAGACTCCCACGACATCGGGATTGAGTCTGGAAGGGAGTAGCGATTCTTTGCCATGTACGCGGGGCGCTCGCTGGTATACAGCAGGCGCTCGCCCGTGCTGATGCCACGGTTGGACGTCTTGTTGAACCCGACGTCATCCTTCTTAATCAGCGTCTTGTAGTTGGCAAACAGCACAGCGTCTGCCCACTCGCGCAGAATCGCGTTGCTGCGCTCCTGCAGCTTGGGCTGATAGCGGTCGAAGGGCTCAACCTCTGGCGAGTCAAACCGCTTGATCTGCGTGTGCGCGATCAGGATGACCACCATGCCCTTGTCATTGCGCAGCGTGTTCAGGCCAGCCAGCACCTCGCGCCACTTGTCCGCAACGATCATGGCGCCCTTGCCATAGGCCAAGTCTTTGGCGTCATGCGTGGCTTCGACTTCTGCCCAGATCAGGTTATCGAGCCAGTCCACGCTATCGAGCACCACCGTGCCGAAGTCATGGGGCTCAGTGACCAGCGAGCCGATGGCGTCCAGCACTTCGCTGGCCTTAGTTGCCAGCGGGAAGTGATCCACCTGCAGCGAGCCAAGACCGTCCTCTGTGCAGATAAAGATGGGCTTTGGCGCTTGCGATGCAAACGTGGTCTTGCCAATGCCTTCGACGCCGTAAAGAAAGATGCGCGGCGCCGCGAGGGCTGTGTTTTTCTTGATGGACTTGAGGTTAAACATGTGACTTCTTTCTGTATGTACGAGTCACGCGTGCATGCGCTGCACTGCGTGTGCTCTGTGTGTATCCAACGGGTGTGATGTAGGGCGCCAGCTTCTTGGTCAGGCCACCCCACGCGTTTGGGTGATGGGGCTGCGGCAGGCCGTTGGCTTCCGCCCAAGCTCTGAACTGCTCCAATGAAAACTCTTCAGTAGCGCAGTGGATGAGCCAGTGAGCAAACGCGGCTTGCGCCTCATCTGCCCACGGCTGCGCAGACTCCATGACGCGTGCAATCCCCGCGTCTCGCAGTGACGCGCCGAGCATCACTTGCCCGCAAACTTGATTTCGACTGCGGTCTTGGCGGGCTTGGTTTCCACCGCTTGCGCGATGGAGCGCCACAGGTCAGGGCGCTCTGCGCGGATGGCCTTCAGCCGCGTGTCATCCGCTTCCACCTTGGTCTTGATGGGGCGGATGTCGGCGGGCCATGAGCCCGTCAGCAGGATGAGCGCGTCAACATCGCACTTGTACGTCACCTTGCCGGTGAGCTTGATGCGCGTGCCCTTGTCCGTGGTGAACGTGTCGGAGCCTTCTTCTCTTGCTGGGTGCAGCTTGAGGATTTCTTCCTCAATGCCAATGCGCTCTGCCTTAGCGGCTTCTTCTCGTTGCTTGGCAATGCTCCATAGCGTTGCCAGTTTGTCTATCTCGCTCATGTTGGGCCTCGTTGGTTGTGGTGGGTCTAGAAGGGTGCGGCGGGGCCGTTAGCGGCCTCTCGCCTGGCTGCCGCCTGTGTCGGCGGCTTGACGGTTCCGAAGGGCCAGCCGGGTGGGGCGGTGGGCGCCTTGCGACCATTGGGGAGTGTGTTCATCGTTGGCTCGTTGGGTTGGGGATTGGATTGGAGCATGCTGATGCGGGAATCGCAATACTTGAGTCAACAACTTTCTCAAGTGTTGTAAATCGGTGCAGGTTGGCGCATTGGTAGCGGCGACGGGTTGAGTTGTCGCGGCGTTGCACGGTTTCCAGCACTTCGCACCATTTGTGGCAGGTTGGGCACTTCATCGGTACAGGTGCGCTAACGCGATAACGACCAAGGCTACGCATGCGGTCACGCCAATAGCCATAAGCAGATCGACCATGTACACGCTCATGCGTGAGCTGTTTTCTGGAAGCTCGCACGCTTGGCGGGCTGGGCAGGCGCGGCCTTGGCTGCATTGGTTGCTGCAGCAGCTTTCTGTACGTTCCATTGCACTCTCCTTGCGTATTCCCAGACCGACGCGGCCTGGATGATTTCCCTTGCGGGCGGGTTGCTGGCGTTCTTGCGCACCTCAAGCAGCTCAGGCGCTTTGGGGATGGTCTTGTACTGCGCTTTGTACGCATGGCCGATGTTGTGGATGTGGCCTTCACGCACTACGCGCTTGATGGTGGTTGTGCTGCAGTCAACGCGGTCCAAGATTTCCCGCGTTGTGCGCGGTATCTTGCACAGCTCCACGATCTCTTGGCGCTTGCGGGCGTATTCTTCGTAGGTGTTCATGCGCGCTCCTTAGTAGCCATGAGGCTGACTCCCTTCCATCCATCCCGGCTTTTTGGGCAACGGTGCCCAGCCGAGATAGCCGCCCGTGCCTGGCGCGTATTGGCCGTAAACAGCAACGCCGCCCGTGGTTAAGAGCTGCACTTTGGCCGACAGTGGGCAGGTGTGCAGCGGCCTCCAGAAATAGTCTTGATCTACTGCGGCTGACTTGTCGCCATTCAGTTTGACGGTCATTTGGCGCTCGCTTTCTGCGTGCAATCAGCGCAGCGCCACAACTTCAGCCGCGTGTAAAGCGAGCCGCCGCGTATCTCTTTTTTCTGGTTGCAGGCTGAGCAATTCTTACGAAACGCCATGCCGGGGCCAGAGCCGCGCTGGTTCATGGTGTAGTCGCGCACGTTGCTGTGGTTGCTCATGCATGCCCCCTTGCGCGAATTGCGTCAGCGCAGCGTTGCGAGATGCCTTCAATGCTGGCGTGCTGGTCGCAGATGTCTGCACACGCCTCGCGCTCGGCGGCGGCGACAAGGGCGGCGAAGCGTTCGATCTCTTCTGTAGTGCAAACCCAATCGCCATTGCCAAACCCTTCAAAGTTGGCCGTGTGCGCCATGCGAATGATGTTGTCGCGGGTCATGCCTCCTCCTGGCTCATCACTTCCAGTTGCGAGCGCAGGCGGTCGATGCGCGTCTCGTGGTAGAGAACCATTGCGCTGGCGTAGTCGCGGGCTGTCTGGGCTTCCAGCAAGCCGCGTCTAGCTTGGTCAAGCTCGCGGGCGATCAGTTCTTCTGCGGACAGGTTGCGAAAGGGGTTGAGTAATTTCATGGTTGCTCCGGGGTTGATGTGGCGCCATCGTAATGAGGAAAGCGCACACACGGAGCATTGCCGAGTAATTCAGTCGGGCAGTTGCGTATCCGCTACGGACGTATCCAGAGCACGGGCGAGGCCCAGCTCACCTGCTGGTCTTGCAGCAGCTTGGCCGCGTCTGTGATCAGCGTGAGGTTGAACGTGTCGCGGCGGTAACCACGGCGGATGTACGCCAGCACTTGGCGCCCGTCTGTTAAGGCGCACAGGTTCATTGCTTCCAAGCGTTCTTTTGGGTCTTGCTGAGCTGCGGAGATGAACAGCAACCACCCGTCCTTGCAGTGCCCTGGCTCGCGGCATTGGATGGCGTACGCGTCCGAGGGGACGTCTGCGGGCGCAACCACCTTCTCATGTGTACGCGCCGCCAGCAGTTGCACGATGCCTTCGCTGCCGCAGATGCCGCTGATGGGGACGCGCTTGATGCCGTCATCGGTGGGTATGCCAGCTTCCCGCAGGACTTCCGAGGTTGCAACGCCGAGGATTTCGCTAATACGATGCGCCTCCGCTAGCGTCATCCTGCGCTGTCCCCTGAGCATCAGGGAAACCGCCGCAGGGTCGATGTTCAGCAGCTTGGCTAGGCCGCGCTGGCTTAAGTGCTTGTCGTGAAGTTGTCGCCGGAACCATTTGGTGTTCATCGGCTTAGATTGCGCTAAAGTCACTGTTGCGTCAATCGCACCATCCCCATTCATCAACATCATTTCCTTATGAGCATAGAAACCAAACACAAACTAGAGCCCGCCTTCAGCATCCTTGAGCGCCTGGGCGGTAAGTCGGCAGTCTCAGCAGAGTTGAAGGTTGCGCCGTCTACTTTGTCCCGCTGGTGTACGCCCGTGCCAGAGGGCACCGGGGGAACCGTGCCCGTGCGCCATTGGTCTGCGCTGCAGAAGATGGCCAAAGCGCGGGGCGTATCGGTCACGCTGTCAGAACTTGCCAAGCGTTGAGGCCGCATGGATGCAGCGGCACCAACGATGCAAAACAGCGACTTCCTGGCCGAGGTCTACGGCCCACTCGCGGTCGATGAATACGGCTGGGTCTGTACGTTTAGGGCCTCTCCTGAGCACGGCGACTGGTCTGGCCGCGCTTATCGAGGCACTGACAGACAGGCGGAATTGATCGATTCAGCCTCGTTCGATAACACTTACTTTTCGGTTTCAGTCCTCGCGGGCTTCGCGGAGTCGGGTAAGTGGGCGCGGCAGAAGTCCACGTTCAAGCGCCTGGCGGCTTTGGTCGCGGACGATGTGGACCCGTCTCGCGTGCTGGGCTATTCATGGGCGCTGCAGACTTCGCCGGGTAAGTGGCAGGTGGGCGTCATGCTGGACCCTGCAGACCCGGATTGCGCCGATATGGGCTTGGTTGACCGCGTAATGGCCTCGCTGGCCTCGCGTGGGCATCTAGGCGCTGACAAGTCTGGCAATGCCATCTCCCGCTATGTACGCCTGCCGCATGGGACTAACACCAAGCCTAGAGCCGCTGGCCCGTGGCGGCACCAACTCGCTGAGTGGCACCCGTCGATCCGGTGGTCGCTAGCTGACGCGTGCGCCGCTTTCGGCATTGAGCTGGACGATTTGCGGGCTAAACCTGTCGAGGCGTTGCGTACGCGCAACAGCACGGATGGGGTCATTTCGATGGGCTCGGCAGCGGGGGACGCCCTGTCTATGCTGTCGGCGCCGTTGTCTGAGCGGTCCTATCACGATGCCCTGATTCGCATGGCGGCCTCGCTGGTCAAGGGCGGCATGTATCCGGGCGCGGCGGTGGACTTTCTTTATTCGCTCATGGATCAGGTGCGTCCGGCAGGGCCTGCGGAGGAAGTGTCTCGCTGGGCGGCTAGGCGGGCTGAGATTCCACGGGCTGTGCGTAGTGCTGAGAAGTTTGCGCCGCCTGATAGGGCGCCTGTGGCGGTCACGGTGCGGCTGGGCGATGCGCCTGCAGTTGACGCGCCTGGCGACTTGCTGCTGAGCCTGGAAGAGCTAGCCAAACGCTCTGCGGCTGTGCGTTGGCAGGTCAAGCACGTTATCCCGGCTGACTCCTTGGGCATGCTGTTTGGCGCGTCGGGGACGTTCAAGTCCTTTGTGGCGCTTGATCATGCTTTGCACGTTGCGCATGGCATGCCGTGGCTAGGCAAGAAGACGGCACGCGGGCACGTTGTTTACGTTGCTGCCGAGGGCGGGGCGGGTATCTATAGGCGCGTGGCTGCGTGGCATCAGGAGCGAAGGCTACCTGTTTCTGACGCGTTCTCCGTCTGTATCACGCCGTTGGTGTTGAGCTTATCTGATCAGGTGGAGCTTCTGGCATCGGCCATCGATGCGATGCCCGTGAAGCCTGCGCTGGTCTATGTGGACACGCTGTCGCAGACCTTTGCTGGCGATGAAAACTCAGCGACGGACATCGCGGGCTATCTGCGCCAGCTCAACGCGGGCATACGCGCACGCTTCAATTGCACGGTCATAGTGATCCATCACTCAGGCCATGCAGCTACGGAGCGCCCGCGTGGCTCTTCTGCCATCACGGCCAATGTGGACTTCATGCTGGGCGCGTATCGGCCCGATGCTGGCGCGCTCTTGGCCCGCCTGGACTTCATTAAGCAAAAGGACGGCGACCGGCTGGGCTCGCAGGGCTTTGAATTGCGCCGTGTCGTTCTCGGTCAGGATGAGGACGGCGAGGAGTTCTCTTCGCTGGTGGCTTGCTGGTCGGATGTGGCACAGCGGGTGCTGGCTAACGCGGCTGTGCGGCTGGCGGGGCATGAGAAGGTGCTGCTGGAGCTTCTGGATGCGATGGGCGGGCAGGTCAAAGAAGCTGAACTGCGACATGCGTTTTATGACGCGCTGGCCGGGGAGTGTCGGCGGGACGGCAAAACGTTCGTTCAGGACACGGCGCGGAAGGCTTTTCAACGCGCCTGCTCTGCGCTGGCTGACAAAGCGCTGGCGGCATTGGGGACGGATGGCTTAGTAAAACGGTTGGGTATTTGAATGGGAGCGGGACATAAAGCCGGACAAAAGGCCGGACATTGCCCGGACAGAATGTCCCGTTGACACGTCCGAGCCGGACGGACAAGGACATACCCCTAGGTATGTCCGTCCTGTCCGGGTGTCCTGTCCGGGTTCGACGTCCGGCAGGTCGGGCATGAAAAAGCCCGCACGGGGCGGGCTGGGGTTAGGGGATGGCGGGAGCGTCAGGTGCCGGTAGCGCGGGCGATGGCTGCGCGGGCCAAGCGGCTGATGGTGTTGATCGTGCCGGGGGCGGTGTCCAGGCCCATGCGAGGGCCCGCCTCGGCTACGATGGCCTGAAGCGCGGCCAGCAGTTCGGGCGCTGCGGCGATGAGCGCCGCATCGGGCTGCGCGAAAGCAACCATATCGGGCTTAGGTACGCGGTAATCCGCCGTGTTGCAAATGATCGTGCCGTCTGCGCCGCGCACTTCAGTGCCGCCGACAACGCGCCAAAGTCCTGGGGGGTGTGTGGTTTGCATCGTTTGCTTTCGTTGAGGTTGTCAGATGAACGCGGCCAGCAGTAGGGCCAGAACTAGGCCGTAGGCGAGGGAGAAGGCGACATCGCGCCAAGTGGTGCGCTGGCGCATGTCAGGCATCCACAGTGCTGGGCACGCCGTAAACCAACGCGTGCAAGTCGGACTCGGTGCCGAAAGCCTTGCAGCCTGCAGCGACAGCGGCCAGCGTGGCGTAGTACTTGCCGCCGCCCATGTTCCAGCGCCCAAGGGCAATGCGGCGCGTTGACACAAACCACGCATCGCACAAGCGGCTGAGCGTGTACTCGGTGCCGCGATAGGTGGCCGTGATGTAGGGGCTGTTGTTAAGGATGGATTTGGTTGGCGTGGTTTGCATGGTTGGCTCCGTTGCGTGGTTGGGGTTGGGTTTAGGCGTTGCGGGCAGTAAGGTTGAAGCAGCGCAAATAGGCTTGCGCTTCGCGGTAACTGTCGCAGCGCACCTTGTCGATAAGGTTGCCAGCGGCGCTGTACAGCTTCACAAGGTAAAGCCCTGAGGGCGTGAGCTTCTCGAAAGTAGTCCAAGCGCCTGATTTGTGAGTAGTGATCTTGGTCATGGTTGGCTCCGTTGGGGTTGCGTTGTCGATGGGATGTATTGTTGAGGTTTCCGCACGATGATGCAACTAGGACAAACCCTAATCTTTTGACCTTATGCTAGTCTTGTTTCATGCAGACAACGCAACATGAGGCGAAAGCCGCAACTCTGCCAAGCGCAAAGCCCAAGCAGAAGCCCGCGCACCTGTTCAAGCCGGGGCAGTCCGGGAACCCTGCCGGGCGCAAGACTGGCGCTCCTACCGCGTTCACGCGCTCGCTCAAAGAGGCCGTGGAGATCGCGGCCAGGGACTGCCACCCGCAGGGGCTGGCTGGCTGGCTGGTGGACCGGGCCAATGGCGGCGTGCAGGACCGGGCCATCTTCGCCACGATGGTGGCAAAGGTCATTCCGATTCAGGTCAACCAGTCGGTGCAAGGCGGGATCAGCATCAGCCTAAACTGGCTGGCGGGCCGCAACATCGGCACAAAAACGGCACAAGCCGAGATCGTGGACGCGCAAGTGGTTGATGCCATTGAGCATTCCCCGCCTAGTCACTGGACTAACAATGCGACGGATCAAGCGCAGGGAGTAGAAGCCTCTGTGAGCCACGCAGAGGACGCCAAGCTACCTAGCCCTTCGCTGCCTGATTCGGACGCTCCTGCGGGCCGCTAGGGGCCGGCGCGGCGGCGGGGTGCGACCCCCATCCCCCCTCGAAACGCGGAGGGGGGGGTGGCAAGAACCGGGTCCCTCCTCGCTCATCTAGCATTCCAAAAAACACCTTTTGCGAAAAATGCACGATCCCGTAAACCACCCCGCGCACTACACCGAGCACCCCTCGGGCATCGAAGTGATCCAGATAACGGAGCACATGAACTTCTGCTTGGGCAACGTCATCAAGTACACGCTCCGCGCTGGCCTTAAGACGGATGACCCGATTGAAGACTTACGCAAAGCGCGTTGGTATTTGGACCGCGAAATAGCGCGGCTGAGCAAATGAAACTGCAGGAGTACCAGCCCCGCGACGTCTTCCTGCCGCTGCACAACAGGCAGAAGCGCTGGACTACGGTGGTGGCGCACCGACGCGCTGGAAAGACGGTGGCGATGTGCGCTGACTTGGTGATCGGCGCGCTAGAAACAAACCTTCCGCGACCACAGTTCGCATACCTGGCGCCCTTCCGCGAGCAGGCCAAGCGAGTTGCCTGGCAGTATCTGAAGGAGCTGACAAAGGACTTCCAAGCCAGCCCGCCAAACGAGTCAGAACTCAGAATCGACATACAAAACGGCCACAAAGACATCAGCCGTATATATGTAGCGGGCGCTGATAATCCCGACGCGCTGCGTGGTATGTATTTTGACGGCGTAGTGCTCGACGAAACAGGGCAAATACGCCCAAGCGCGTGGTACAGCGTACTGCGCCCAGCACTAAGCGACAGAAAAGGCTGGGCAATATTCGCCGGAACGCCCGCAGGCAAGAACTTCTTTTGGCAGATACGCGAAGAAGCGCGTCTAAATCCAGACACGCACCTGCTGCTTGAGCTGCCAGCCAGTAAAACAGGGATTCTCGACGCCGAAGAACTGCGAGACGCGCAGGCGCAGATGACGCCAGAGGCGTATGCGACGGAATATGAGATCAGTTTTGACGCCGCGATACCTGGCGCGTACTACGCCAAGCTGATTGGCCAGGCGTATGACGAACAAAGAGTTGCGAAATACCCAATAGACCAAAGTTTCCCGGTCAATCTTGCCGCAGACTTGGGATATACGGACTCCTGCAGTTGGTGGGGATGGCAAGAGACGCCGGATGGCTACCGAATCGTGGATTTCTACGAAGCCGACGGCCAGCCGATTCAGCACTACATCGACTGGATCAAAACGCGCCCGTACAGAGTCGGCACTGTCTTCCTGCCACACGATGCCAAGGCCAAGAGCCTGCAAACGGGCAAGTCGATCATCGAGCAGTTCCTGACAAATGGAATCAGGCCCAACATCACGACCGAATTGAGCCTGCAAGACGGCATCGAAGCAGCCAGGCTCATCTTGCCCAAGTGCTACTTCGATGAAGACGCGACCTACGAGGGCGTTGAACACCTACGGGCGTACATGCGCGAGTGGGATGAGAAGACGCAGACGTTCCGCAACAAGCCCAAGCACGACCAACACAGCCACGCGAGTGACGCGTTCAGGTATTTAGCCTTGAGCGTGCGCCCACTGGTGGCAAAACGACAACATGTGGCTAAAATGGCTCCAAACGCGCCAGAGGGAGCGCATTACGCGTTCACGATGGACCAGCTTTGGGACACTGCCGTGCGTCCTAGTCAAAGGATTGGGTAATGGAAGACGTCAACAAGATTGAGCGTGATGACCAGTTTGGCAGCACGCCGCAGGGTTTGGCGCAGCGTTGGGGCACGGAGATTGAGGCTGCTGGCAAGGAGCTTAAGAAGTTCCATGACGATGCCGAGCGGATTCTGAAGCGGTATTTGGACAAGCGTGAGGACTGGGGGCGCGATGAGAGTCGCGTCAACCTGTTCTGGAGCACGATGAAGGTGCTCTTGTCCATGCTGTATGCGCGGCCCCCAAAGGCGGATGTCAGCCGGTCCTTCCAAGACTTTGAGGATGACCAAGCGCGTGTGGCTGGGACCATGCTGCAGCGCATGTTGAACAAGGGCTTTGATGAGGACATCAGCGCTTGGGATACCGCTGTTCGTAACGGCATTGAAGACTGGCTGGTGATTGGTCTTGGCCAGATTTGGATGCGTTACGAGGTCGAGATCGAAGAGGAGGAGGTTCCTGCGGTCTTTGATGAGATGGGCAACGAGATTGCCCCCATGCAGATGGTTGAGCGCATCAAGGAAGAGGATGCGTGCGTTGACTATGTGCATTGGAAGGACTTTTTCTACAGTCCTGCTCGCACATGGAACGAGGTGCGCTGGGTTGCGCGGCGCGTTTACATGACAAAGGACCAGCTAGAGGCGCGGTTTGGCGAGGAGATCGCCAAGGTGGTGCCTCTGCAAAAGCCTGCGTCCAAGACTGACGACAAGCAGCAGCCGCAGCACGATCCGTGGGCCAAGGCTGAGGTGTACGAAATCTGGTGCAAGGAGCACGAGAAGGTCTATTGGTACTCGCCGGGTACTGAGGTCATCTTGGACGTCAAGGATGACCCGCTGGACTTGGAAAACTTTTTCCCGTGTCCCAAGCCTATTGCCGCGAACACCACGACCAGCAACTTTGTCCCGCGTGCAGACTACATCTTTGCTCAGGATCAGTTTAACGAGCTGGATGAGATCAACACGCGCATTACCTGGCTCACGCGTGCTGCCAAGGTGGTGGGCGTGTATGACAAGAGCGCTGATGGCATTCAGCGCATGTTCCAGCAGGCCGCTGAGAACCAGTTGATTCCTGTGGATAACTGGGCGATGTTTGCTGAGTCTGGCGGCATTAAGGGCAAGGTTGATTGGGTGCCGATTGATCAGGTGGTCAACGCCATCAATCAGTTGCGCGTGTATCGCGGCGACAAGACGCAGCAGATTTACGAGGTGCTGGGCATCTCGGACATCATGCGCGGCAGCACCAACGCCAACGAGACGGCGAGCGCTCAGCAGTTGAAGGCGCAGTTTGGTTCTACGCGCATTCAGTTGATGCAGTTCTACATTGCTGAGTGGATCAGCGAGGCTTTGCGGATCAAGGCCGAGATCATCTGCAAGCACTTCCAGCCTGAGACGATCATTGAGCGCTCAAACGTCCTGCGCACGCCGGATGCGCCGTTTGCGCAGGCTGCGATTGCGTTGCTGAAGGATGAGCACGTTTCTCAGTACCGCATCAAGGTCGAAGCTGACTCAATGGCTGCGATGGACTGGGCGGCTGAGCGTGACGCGGCTGTGCAGTTTATGAATGGCCTGGGTGCGTTCATTTCTCAAGTCGCGCCGATGGCTCAGCAAGTTCCCGAGGCTGGCCCGTACCTGATGCGCATGATGCAGTGGGCGGTATCCAAGTTCCGCGTTAGCACGCAAATTGAGTCGATCTTGGATCAAGCTGTTGCAGGCATGCAACAGAAGCTGCAGACGCCGCCTGCACCTCCTCAGCCTGATCCTGACACCGTGATCAAGGCGCAGATTGAGCAGGCCAAGATTCAGAGTGCTGAGAAGATTGCGATGATGGAAGCGCAGTCGGATCAGCAGATTGCGAGCCTGAAGGCCAGCGTAGAGCTGCAGAAGATCGAGATGAAGGCCGCGCTTGATGGCGTGACTCAGCAGTATCAGCAGATCATGCAGGCCATGAACACAACTGGGCAGATGGCGCCGCAGTTGGAGCAGTTGGCGGGTGCTGTGGCTCAGTTGGCGCAGGGTTCTGCGCAGAGTAACGAGATGTCTGCGATGCAGATGCAGACGTTGATGGACAAGCTCAGTCGCAAGACCAAGCGAGTCCCAATCAGGGATGAAAACGGCGACATCGTTGAAGTTCGGGAAGTCGAGGATGACACACCGGACGGGATGGCGATGCTGCCGCAACCTCAAGGGGCGATGAATGCCGGAGTTGTCGGGTGAAGTGGGTGAGTTGAGCTTCAAGGTTCAGATCACACGCGCTGAGACAGGGAAAGTCGAAGAGTTCACGCTCGTCGGCAAGATTACTGAAGCACAACTGAAGGAGTTGACCGATGGCGGTGACGCACTCGACGGCAGCACGCAACGCTGCAACTGACGCTGTAACGGCGTTGATTGGCGCCAGCGGGCGTTTGGTGTTCCGCCTGTCTGGCACGGTGGGCTCGCCTGGCACGGCGGTGGCTACGTTGTTGCTGAGCGCCACTGGTTTTGCTGCATCGAGCAACGGCACTGCCACGGCCAACGCGATTACCAGCGACACCAACGCTGCGGGTAACGCGAGCCCTGTGGCGACGGCAACCCTGCAGACGTCAGGCGGCACGGTGGTGATTCACTGCGCGGTGGCGGCATCGGGCTCAGACATCAACATGACCAACGGCCTGACGGTGGCAGCGGGGGACACCGTGAGCTGCAGCTCGCTGACCTACACGGCACTGAGCGCGTAATCATGGCGCTGCCAAACGACTCAATCAACGTCACCCCTGGCTCGGGGGCGACGGTTGCCACACAGTTGGTGTCGGCCAAAGAGTACCAAATCGTTATGTTGGCCTACCCCGACGGCCATCTCACCGGCAGCCTGCCCCAGTACCGCCTGACATGCCCCAGCCAAGCGGTGGGTGCTTCCAAAGTCTTCTTGGACTTGTTCAACGCCACCGGCAGCGGGGTATCCATCCGCGTGCTGTCAGCGTTCTGTTTTGTGGACAACGATACGGCGGTCACCGGCACGCTGGGCGTTGAGGTCAATCTGACTCGCACCACGGCAGTAGGTACAGGCGGCACGGCTGCAACGGCGGACGGCACCTCATTGACGGCCATCACCATCAGCAAGATGGACACCGCTGCTGCCGCACTGTCGGCCAACATCACGGCGCGGTCATCTCCAACGGGCGGTGCCACTGCTGGCGCATTAGTTGGGCAGCGTTTTGTGTTTACTGAAGAAACCAACGCATCGTCTGGCATCGCTGGCGTATTGGGCGCGGAGTTTGTGCGCAACGAGGGTGCTGACCTGATCGTGCGCGAAAACACGGGTCTGCGTTTTGTGCAGGGCACCGTGGCGTCTGTTGGTAGCCTGTCGTTTGAAATCACGTTTGAGGTGTTCTAAGCCGTGCTGCTGCCGCTGCTACTTGGTCAGGGCACGGCAGGGCCGGTAACGCACGACACCAGCGGCGCGTTAACAGGTCCAGACTCAAGCGTTGCAGGTTCAGCCGCCCGCGTTGGCGCATCTGTCAGCCACGCCACCAGCGGCACGCTGGCGGGGCAACTTGGCAGCGTTGCGGGCGCCTCTTCCAACTTCACGCCACACGCCACCAGCGGCGTACTGGCTGGGCCTGGCGCATCCCTCGCAGGCGCGTCTACCAACTTCCGTGCGTTTGCAACGTCTGGCGCACTGACCGGGCAAGGCTCTGCGGTTACTGGCGCGGCGCTTTACTCGCGCAAGCACACCACAGATGGTGTGTTGTCTGGAAGCAACGCAATTATTGTTGGCAGCGCGGATGCGCAGCCGTTCGCGGCGCCTGTTCACGATACGTCGGGCGCGTTGGAAGGCAGTGGCGCGGTAATTGTTGGCGAAGCCGACCCGGTAGTGCCGCAGTTCGTGCTGCAAGTCGGCGAAGGCATGATGGGCTTTCGCCAGCGCAAGAAAGAGCGCGAAGACCGCGAAGAGCTGCGCAAGATCATCGAGCGCACCGTCAGCCCGATTCAGGCTCCAGCGGCCAAGGTTGTCACGGTCAAGGATAAGATCACCGTCATCCCCGAGGGCGGCGACAGCGTTTCGTTCCCGATTCCGCCGTCATTTGACCCGCGCAACGTGGCGCGGATGGTGGTGCGGCATCTGGAGCGTATGGGCGTCGAGGCGCAGCGCACGCGCCAGGCGCAAGCCCGTGCTCAGGCTCGGATTGTCATCGAGCGCATTCGGGTGGAAAATGAGCATCGGTTGCGAAAACGCCGACGCGATGAGGAAATCCTCTTGTTGATGTGAGGCACTGAATGAGCCTGTTTCCAATAGTCGATGGGCGAGCGCGTTTTGACGCGTCAGCCAACGTAGACAGCGACCGATATTCGGCGGGAATTCGATTCACGCAAGAAGGCGCTGCGCGTTCAACGACCAGCACCGGGACGTCTTTTAATCAAGGCATCCCGATGTCAAGCACCGGCCAAGTGTCGTTGGTAGACGCGTCCTCGGGCCTTCCTGCCAACGTGGTGTGGCTCAACGGTCTGCCCATTAGCAGCGACAGGGTGTGCATCAGCAACAAGCCCGTGTCTGTTGTTTCAAGCGGCATCCCGTATGACTCTGCGGGCGCGGTAGCGGCCACCGTGGCGCCAATCACATCAGGCCCAACGCTGGACTTGGTGTTTGGTGTGGCGTCTGACGATCCGCTGACAGACATCTCGCTTGATCTGAACTTTGTGGCCGGGACTTACTGCTCGGCCTGCTCGTACACCGTTTGGGAGTAAGACATGGCACTGGTTTGCAAGCCGTTTGGCGACATCATCACCTTCACCCGTGCGAGCACGGCCACGTACTTCGACAGCACGGGCACCCTGCAGAGCGCAGCCATTGACTCCCCACGCCTGGACTACAACCCCAGCACGCTGGCGGCTCAGGGGCTGCTGATTGAGGAGTCCCGCACCAATTCCATTCGGAATAACACGATGGTGGGTGCGGTGGCTGGGACGCCGGGGACGTTGCCTACAAACGGGTGGGCCTATTTTTCAACTGCGGGGTTAACAACCAGCGTCATTGGCACAGGTACGCAAAACGGCATCAATTATATTGATCTAAGATTGAACGGGACAACGACGAGCACATTTATTGTTTTGGTATTTGATAGCGTTGCCGCCGCTGCATCGTCAGGGCAAGTATGGACGGAATCATTTTGGGTATCTTTGGTCGGTGGATCTACTGCAAACATAACTTCTGTAAATATAAACTTACGTCAAACAGGCGGAGCAACTCCAACATTTGACACTCCCTTTACCCCAACTGCAACTTTTACTAGGGTTGCAGGGTCTGGAACATTGACAACAGGTGCAACTGGGGCGTATGCCGCCTTAGCAATGTTTTGCAACAACGGCGCAGCCATCGACATCACCCTCCGCATCGGCCTGCCCCAGCTAGAACTCGGCGCGTTTGCCACCTCCGTCATCCCCACCACCACCACCGCGCTGACCCGTGCAGCCGATGTGGCTTCAGTGAATACGCTGAGCCCTTGGTACAACGCGAGTGCTGGGACGTTGTTTGCGGAGTCTTTGACAAACAACACCGTTCCGGCATCATCCTTCCCCCAACAGGCGGGGTTTACTGACGGAACTATAAATAACAGAACAATTATTTTTACGTTCAATTCTTCGGGGACCAATAGAGTAAATGCTACAGGTACTGTCGGTGGTGTTCAACAATATACACTTGATTCAGCATCTACAAACGTCTCTTCTGGGTCTGTCGCAAAAGCAGCACTTGGCTACGCAACTAACGACATAGCATTTTCAACAAATTCTAGTGCTGCATTGACGGATACGGTTGCAACGATTCCAACAGTTACGACTTTGTATATTGGCAACGCTAACTTAGGTGGAAACTTTTACAACGGCTGGATTCGCCGCATCACCTACTACCCCCGCCGCCTGAGCAATGCCGAGTTGCAGGCCATCACGGTATGACCGCCATGTTCGTAGTAGTCAGTTCTGTAGACCGTTTTGATCACCGTG